TCAATTCGTTTTACATTCTGCCTTTTCTAAATCCGACAGGTTTTTCACTTGTTTTCGCCGTTTCCACATCGTATGTTTCAACACCCTGCGAAATAATCAGTGAGCCTGTACGGATTTTCCCGTAAGCCAGTGGCACAGGCCGCCCTTGCGCCGCCATGTTCGCCAAGTTAGTAAATGACGTGGATTTCTGTTTCTCGGCTTCTTTCCCTTGTCCTGGCATAGTCGGCATTTTTGTTAGCATTTGCGCCACACCGCCAAGGGTCATCGCTAAACCGGAGGCAAACGTTGCTCCTCCAGTCCAAATAGACGCCACCATCAGCACAACGCCGATAATGACGGAAAAGATACCCGCTCTTTTAGCACCAGCCACCAACGGGGTGATGTGAACCGTTGTACCGTCTTTTAACTGATAACCAACATCACGCTCAATGTATCGATTATCCATATAACGCTTGCCAATTCGGATCTTAAAAAATCCCTGTGTAAGCACTTGTCTAAACTTGGGTAACTGGCTACATAGTGCGCGGATAATTTCCGCCGTGTCTTTTACATCGAGCTTAAATTCACTGCCAAATTGTTTAAGGCTGCCGTAAAGTTTAACTGTGACCAATTCCGAAACCTCCATAAACTATGCGTATGCTTGAGCCAATAACCGTCGTATAAATCCCGCTTTGATAATCGGCGCGGGCTGTGATGTAACACCATTTGATTGCCGATATAAATCGCCGCATGATTCGGCACATCGGCACCGACTTGGATTAAGATAACATCGCCGACTTGTAATTCTTTTACGTCGGTTAGGCGTTCAAAACCTTGTTCTTCCATGTGATCCATATAAAGGTTTAAACCGTCCTCCCACCAATAATCATCACGTTTAAAATTAGGAAATTCTTTGCCAGCCAGCCGGTAAAAATCGCGGAATAACGTGTAGCAATCCGTTTGGCCGTGGATAAATTCGCGCCCCAATAACAGTGGCACCCACGGAAAAACATAAATTTTACCGTCACACACAAGCCACCAATCCAGTTCCGTATTTTGTTGCATCTGAAAATCAGCGGGAGACAATACAGGTTCGCCGCCGGGGTGCGAATGGACGAGAGCGACAATATTCCCTTTCATGCCAGCGGAAAGAAAATCATCAGGCGAAATCTCGAAAAAGTTTTCCGGGTCGTCTGCGATATTTTCGCAGTTAATAAACTCCAGTTCGCCCCCGTTTAAAATGACAAAGCCGCACATTTCGCGCGGCTCGTTTTGTTTAGCGAGTTTGATTAACTCGGTTTTTAATTTTTCTGGTATGTTCATTTTTACCCCAGTTTATCAACGCTCGGGAATCCACCAAAATTAAGCAGATTTTTACGCAAGGCGCACCCGCTAACTAATCCGCTGCACTTGTCTTTTTTCGGGTCGTTGGTGGGTTGGTCTTTTTCGTCTGCTACTGCGGGACCGGTATAACCGCACTCTACTCCACGATAAAGCCATGAGCAAATTGT